TCTAAAGTTAAATCTGTATTATCTGCTGGAATAACAATACTGATTGATCCATCATCATTTGTATAAATAAATCGTGAGTCAGAATTTGCCATTAGGGTTTTCTTTTAATTATATCTTAGGTTAGATTAATCGCCAAAAAAAGCAAGAAACAACCTACCTACTTCATCTAACGTCCCACCAGAACTCCAAGAGTTAGTTGTTCTAAATTTACAAGCACTTGCAGTCATCTCAGGGTCATCACTATTATCATCTACATAAACAATCATATTGCTGTCTGATCTTGCAAAACCAAACACAGGACAATAATTTGCATTTCCTAGTGCATTACTAAAAGTAACTGTATATTTACCTTCACCATTATCAGTAACAGAGCTAACGTTAAAACTATCATTAATACTTAAATTACTACCCGCAGATACACCTAGACCACCAGTAACATTAACCCATGCTTTTGCCCTACCTTGTGCTACTTCTTCTGGTGTTGAGTTATTAGCACCGTTTATATCCTGTAAGTTATTGACTTTAAGTGTTGACATAATTAAACGTTAAGTTTGTAACCAAAAAAAGTACTGTAAGTTTCTTCTAAAGCTTCATTGCCTGATGATACCGCAGTAAGAACATCACAATCAACATAATCACCCACTGCCAATGTAAAAACATTTACTAAATTTGCACTTGTGATTTCTGCACTATTACTATTAAATTCATTTGCAATTATTTGAGGAACACCATTTACTCTTATTCTAAAAACAATATAATTACCTTCATTTAAATCATCTATACCAATATTTGCCCCAATTAAATATTGCCCTGCCTCACCCGAAGGAACTGTAAATCTATAATTACTCGTACTATATGCGTTATTAGTATCTAAAGTTTCTGTTTCATATGGAACAATCGTAAAAGTTTGTTGTGGAATAACATAGGCTGGATTAACAACTTTTGCAGCAAAAGCAGGTCTGTTTGGTGTATAACCTGTTATTGTTCCATCACCATCAACTGAAATTGGCATAATTAATTTCCAAAAACTGCACTATAAATGCTCGCAGCATCTTGTTTAGTTGATCCGTTGTAACTGACGTTTAATATATAACTACCAGTAGCTAACGTATTTGCTCCAACTTCTCTAACATTACCAGATTCAGTAGTAATGTAATGACCAGAAGAAACTACAGCATAATTAGTATTTGCCATTGCTGTGCTTAAAGTAATCGTATAATGGCCTGTACCTTCATCAGTAAAAGAACTTACATTGAAACTGTCACGAATACCATCACTAAATCTACCATCAAAATTAATCCATGCTTTTGCAAGCTGCCCCTTTTCTACACCTGATGTATTTTGAAAAACAGGAGCAGATGAACTTAAACTTTTTACAGTAGCTACATTAAGAGTACTCATTTAAATAACGCTCCAGGTTTCACCAGCACCAACAGTAACAGTTACATTTGAGTTTATCGTAATTGGACCGAAACTTCCAGCATTTTTTCCATTTGTGATTGTATAGTTTTGTGTGACAGTTTGATCGTTTTCCCAAAAAATTTCATCATTACCGCTACCAACCGCACCGCCACCAGCAGCAGCCCAACTTAAATTGCCGTTTGTATCTGACACAAGAGCATAGCCAGCAACAGAAGCATCAGCGTTAGGTAGTTTCCAAACAACATTTGATGCTATTGTGTCTGGTGCTTTGAAACCAACATATTGACTTCCAGCACTACTTGGCTCTAAAAATCTTAATTCTTTTGCAGCACTTGATTTAGAACTTATTGTTAAGCTATTTGCATCAATAAATGCCTGTTCCTCACCATTGGCTGAAAAACCTAAAACATTTGCTGCTTTCCTAAATAATCCTAAATCTGTATCAGTATCAAATGATAAAGCAGGAGTTGAAGCACTGTTTGAATCATCTATAAGCAAAGGACCAGTCATAGTGCCACCTGCTCTTGGTAGCAAACCTAGATTATCCTGATCTATACTCCCAATAGGAGTAAAGTTACTGTTACTAGAATTTCTTACTTTTAAAATTTTACTTCCACTTGTATTTAAAAAGAGCATACCAGCTACACATTTGCTCGATGCCAGATCAGTAGCTTCAGCACTTTGTCCTTGTAAGGCTTTTAAACAAGCTTGTATATCTAATCTTACAGTCTGACCAGAAGCATTATCTATATTAAAATTTGATACAGATAAACTCATAACTAATTACTTTTTGCCTCCATTCTAACCACCTTTACCAAAACCAACAGCACTGTAAGTAAAGTTCCTATCTATACTACCACCACTCTCGTTTTTAAAGTGAACAGTAAAACCAGTACCAGATATATTTGTAAGTTCATAAAACTCTTTAGTACCCATATTCTGTGGAGATATATTAACAGAGGGTAAAAAATTATTTAAGTTGCCTAGTCCTGACGTTCCAACAAAGAATGGGTGTGTGAATGTAACTGCTTTTGCTCCCGATCCTGATGCAATAACAGCAGATTGTTCAGTTCTTGATGGCATCTCTGCTGAATAACCTAATTGTTGTACAAGCATATTTTGAGCAGGATCGCTGGTTTCCAATGTTGCTCTGAATTGAAATCCTCTGCCTTTAAAAGTACCATTTGCAAAATCGTTGAAATCTGTATAAGAACTCATATCAGTAGAAGTGCGTACTGCTAATTTTGCGTTTGCACTATCAGCAGCATCTCCATCCCAATCTACAAAAGAATCAACCAATCCAACTCGGTCATCCCATAAAGCAGAGGGGAAAAATCCAGCACCTTGAAAGTGTCTTTTTAGTACTAGGGAAAACGTACCTCCAAGATCAAGAGTATCTGCAAAAGTATATGTTCCTGTGGCTTTAGTAGCTGGACTTGTAATCGAAATATTACTTAAAACTAATCCACCTTTAGTTGCATCGTATTGAGTATTACTAAATAAACCGCTAGTTGTGTTATTAAACGGAGGACTATCATCATCCTCTCTATCAGTTTTGACAGTAATAGAATCAAGAATGTCAACAAGAGAAAGATTTACACTAGCTGCTGTCAAACTAAATCTACCGCCATCATCTTGGAATTTAAGTAAGTAAGTTCCAGGTAGAGCAGTAACAATGGCTTCAGTAGCATTACCAGCTACAGCTTCAATTACATCTTGTGCCGATTGAAAAGTTGCACCTCCTCCTGTTTGATTTGTGTGTCTTATATAAACACGACCACCATGTAAAACATCTATTGCTGTAGCCTGATTAAATCTAAGTCTTACAAACTGTTCATTAATTGGTTCAATAGTTAATCCAGACACATTTTCTGGTGGCACAGTTTTACCTTCAGCAGTAAATGTTGTAGTTGTTGGATTAGCCGATAAAGCTAAAGCCGAGTTATAGGAAAAAACTTGAATTGTATAAGTTCCTTTTTTTGTATCTAATAGTTCAAAATCAGAACTAAAGACAACTTGCGAAACAAAATTTCCATTTTCTAACTTGTAATTTACTTGGTATTGAGAAACACCTTCTACTGCTTGCCAACTAACAATAAGTTTACTTCTAGCAATACTATTAATAACAACA